CACCGAGCTGGTAGTCCTCGTCGGCCCAGAGCACTTCCTGGTTGAAGCGCAGGGTGACCTGCACCTTCTTCGGCGTGATGGTCTTGGTGCCGAAGCCGACCGACGTCGGCGCCTTGTCCGCGCCCTCACCGACGTACTCGGCGCGCGGCAGGGTGTTGAACGTCATCACGGTCACGTTGCCGAACTGCATCGGCTCGGCGCCCGAGAGCTGCGCGACGGTGGAGCCCGTAGTGGCCTTCTGCCACATCCCTGCGGCGATGTTCACCGGCAGGGTGATGTTGCTGGTTGCGAGAACGGCCACAGCCGCGCTCCTTCCGGGTTAGTTGCCGAACAGCGCGCGAACGGTTTCGCGTTCGTCGCCGCTGGCCGAAGTGGGGGAGTTGCCCTCGCGGGGCACGTGATTGCCTTGCTTCTTGCGCTGCACATCGCGCCCGACGAGCCGCGTCACCTGCTTGAGCAGCAGGTCCGGATCGTTGGCGGTGAGGAACAGCTCGGCGTCGTCTGCGGGGATCTCGTGAAGGGCCACGAGATGCGCCCGCAGTGCGTCCGCGACCTTGGCCGGAACGGAAGCGACCTCGGCCTCGGCCTTGGTCACGCGGTCCATCGCCTTGTCGATCTCGGACTTGTTCGCGTCCTCGAGCTCGCCGAGGCGGCGGGCCGCGTCGGCGTTCTCCTTGGCGCGCTTCTCCTGCTCGCGGGCCTTCTGCTTCCAGAAGTCGACCGTTTCGGTGGGCTTCGGCTGCGGTTCGGGCTGCTGCTCGGGGGCCGTGCTGTCCGTTGCGGACGTGTCGACGCCGGTCGGTTCAGACATGGGTGTGCGCTCCCGTTACGGGAAAGTCCGGTCCGTTTCGGCCCGGGGGGTCTAGTGGTTCAAGCCCTGCTGCGAGCGGATCTCCGCGAGGATGGGCTTGAACTTGTAGCTGCCGACCTCGTCACGAGCGTCGGCGTACTGCTGGTAGAGGGCGTCGGGGTCGTAGCCCTCGGGATGCGCGTCGCCATACCAGTACGGCGTCGGGGTGCAATCACAGTCGCCGTGGTACTTGCGCGCCTTGCCGGCGGATTCCTCCGACCGGTACACCGGCCCGCGCGAGGCCAGGGTCAGGCAGAACGCACAGGTCTTGCCGACCGGCACTCGCGCCCAGTGCGCCTTCGCCGGGTCATGCCGGGCGCTGGTCGCGATCGTGTCCCGCCCCGGCTGCAGGGTGAACTCGTCGACCTTGATCTGCAGCCTGCCCAGCGCCGACGCCGGATCCGGGTTCGCAGAGAACAGCGGGTCGATCGACCAGCGGATCTGCCCGCGCAGCTCCTCGACGTCCACCGCATCGGCGAGGACCGCCGAATACCGGCCGGGTGTCGCGGCCTGTTCGCGCAGTAGGTCGTAGAAGTCCGCCGCGACCGAGGCCGCCATCTCGCCGTACTGAGCTACCAGCAGCGGGACGACCTCGAGCAGCGCATCACGGGTATCCGTGGCGTTCTGCGTGTCCAGCGTGGCCCAGAAGCCCGCCAGATCGCGCAGGACGAGCGTTCGGATGTCGCGGTTGGCCTGGGCGTAGGTCTCGACGTCAGCCCTGCTGGGCATCGGTCACGACCGGCGGCGTCGGCATGCTCGCAGCCGACCGCAGCGCGGCGATGGTCTGCGCGCCCTGCGCGCGGCGCTTGTCGGCCATCGCCCGGCGGATCTGCTGCTCATCCAGGCCCAGCAGCTCCAGCCCGACCTCGGTCTCGGCCAGCCACGGGACGGCGGTGAGCTGCTTCATGCCCGCGTCGGCCTGCTGCGCGCGGGACAGGAACCGCGGCGAACGCCACTTGGCGTCCATCGAGGCCCACGACGCCGGAACCCCGTCCAGGCCGTTGGCGATCGCCAGCGCGCGCTGGACTGACCGGCGCAACGGCGGCGTCCAGTCATCGGTCGCACCCTCGGCCTCGGAGATCAGCTCGTTCTGCGACGCGTCATAGGCGTCAGCCGACGTCGGGTTCGCGATGTCGGTGATCGCCACCGACGTATCGGGCAGCGAGGCCTCGCGGGCGAACATCTTCGCCAGCGCGTTCAGCTGCGCCAGGTGCGGCGCCGGAGACGCGGCCTGGAACTGCTTCACGTCGACGCGCGGCACCTGCGCGTCCTCGTCGTCGGGGATGCCGAAGATCCGGCCCAGCGCGACCTGCCACGACGGCTTGATCGACCCGTCGGCGTTCTTGAAGATCGTCTCGTCCGCGCCCAAGAGGAGTAGCTGCGGGAACGAGTAGACGTCCGCGTTGCCCTCCATGCGGATCACCGTCCGCAGGCCCTGGTCGTGCAGGCTCATGATCGGCCGGGAGATCCGCGAGGCACCGAACGGGCGGCGCGGCTGCGGCTTGTAGGCCATCACCTCGGCCGGCACACCCCACGGGTGCTCGGTACGGTCCACCGACCAGCCCGAGGAGTCCTTCTCGGCGGTGATCGTCACCCCGTCGAGGTACAGCGCGAGCCCGGTGACCTTGCCTTCGCCGTCGCGGCCGGTGATCGACAGCAGGTTGTCCAGCCGCCGCTTGCGCGGGTTCCACTCGCCGGTCGCGTTCAGCGCATCCTTGATGTGGATCAGCGACTCGGGCTCGCCGATGGTTGCATCGCCGCGGGTGTTGATGAGGAACGCCGGCCCGTGCTGCAGCGAGGCGATCAGGGCCGCGTTGATCTCGGTCTTGAGGCTGTTCCACTCCGCCACGTCGGCCATGCCCAGCGATTCGAGGTCGCCGTCGGGCCAGATCATGCGGTCGAAGTTGCAGCGACGGGCGAGGAGGTCCACGGCCTTCGCCGACCAGCCCAGCACGATCCCCAGCCGGTAGTACTGCGGCGGGATGACCGTGCCGACCTGACGGATTGCCCGCCGGCCGTCGTAGTACGAAGCGCGCAGGAAGTTGCGGGGCTGCGTCTCGTCCAACTGCTTGAGCAGCAGGTTGAGCGTGCGGTCCTCGTCGTCAGAGACTTCGGGCAGGTGGATCTGGTCGGTCACGTGAGCACGACCGCCCTTCTGCCTTCGCCGACGACACGGCCCGACCGGCGGCGGGGACGCTTGACCTTGTCCTTCGGCGCCCGAGCCCCCCACAGGGCCAGCGTCGCCGAGACCAGCGGAGTGATGTCCGAGGTCGAGTTCTTCTTGCTCCACGCCCAGGCGTCGCCGTTGCGGATCTCCCGCTTGCGCGCGTCGCCCAACGCCACGTTCATCTGTGGCTGGTCGGTGTGGACCAGCCAGCCCTCCGTCGCGCCGCGATAGAACGAGGCGCACGCCTGCCCCATGTCACTGGCGCCGGTAACCGTCACCGCGACCTTCTGCTCTTGCAGCACTGGCACCAGTTCGGCAGCCGTCGAAGCGCCGTCAATCACTACGGCCCGGATGTCATTGCTCTCGCACCGCTTGACGACCCACGGCACGACCCAGCCGACCGAGTCGCGCTGCTCGTCGAGCTCGATATGCCAGTCGCCGTTGCCGCGCTGGCCGGCCAGCGACACCGACGCTCGGGTGCCCTCCGGGTTCACGTCGATGCCGAGCGCAAGGTCATCAACCGCTATCGAGAACTGGTCGGCGCGGTCCTTCCAGGTCACCGCGTCGATAACCCGGCCACTCGTTGCGCCGGCCCACATGCCCAACCGCTCGCGAGCGAACTGGTCGTCGTCCATTGCGGCCCGGTCGTCGGCGCAGGCCTCATGGGAGATCCGTACCCCAAAGGCGGGATTGGCCTTCGCCCAGGTTTCCGGGTCGTCAATGTCGTCGTTCTCGCCAGCCGACCATTCGAGCCAGCAGTGTCGGGCCCGCTTCTCAATGGCGGACTGGCGGACGCGAGAGAAGGCGAACGGGTCGTCCGTCTCCGTCGGCGGCGTCCCGAACAGCCAGAGTTGCGGATTTGGCATCGCCGACATCGTCGGGACGATCGACCCCCACGCCCCCTTGCTGAGGATCTGCGCCTCATCAAGCAGCAGGCAGTCGGCGGAGAAGCCTCGGGCGCCACTGACGCGGCGCGCCTTGAGCTTGATCGTCTGTCGTTCAGATCCCTTGCCGAACGACAAGAACTCCCGGTTGATCGCGTCCATCCGGCCAGTGACCCGCGCCTCGAGCGTCGGGTTGTCCTCGATGACGTCAATGAGGCGCTTCCAGATTTCCCGCGCCGTGTCCGTCTCGTGCGCCGAGATGATGACCATCTTCTCGCCGAAGAGAAGAACGCCAGCCAGGGCGCGGGCGACGATCAGCTGCGACTTGCCGTTCTGCCGCGGCGCGCTGATCCCAACGAACTTCGACGCCCACCGACCATCAGCACGCTCGCCCATCGCGGCCTCGAACGCCTGCTCCTGCCACTCGTCCAGCGGCATCCCGCAGGACGCCGCCAGGTCGGCGACGTCTTCCCAGGAGTTAGCTCGAGCGCTTGGAGCTACCAGCAGTCTTGGCGGTGCCGGACCGTCGAGCAGCGCGCCGCTGCGCGATTTCGTCAACGGCGTCGCCCTTCTTCTCGGGTTCGGCCAGCGCGTCGATCTGCTGCAGGACGTCGGCGAACTGTCGAGACAGGGCGGCAAGGTCGCGCATCGAATCGCAGGCGTCGATGGCCTGTGCGAGGTGGTCGCGGAGCGCCTGGAGCGTCTCCAGACGCTTGCCTGTCGCCGCCGTCTCCTTGAGGCTCACGAGGCCACCTTGAAGTCTTCGTCGGTGTAGGCGCGTTCGTCGCCGCGCACGGCGTTGCACCAGAAGTGGGCCAGCCGCAGATTGCTCATCTCGTTCGATCCGCCGCGGGCGCGCGGCACGATGTGATCAGCGGATGGCCGCCACGGCGACCGGGAACCCATGAGGGTCCGATCGACGTCCTCGCCGCAAATGCCGCAGCGCCACTCGTCCCGCTCGTACAGCCTTAGACGCTGCGACTTCGAGAGCCAGTCGCCGCCGCCGCGATGGCGGCAGTCCCGGCAGGTACTCGGGCGCTTGCCACGCACAGCTGGCCTCGAACACTCCACGCCGCACTGCGCGCAGGTCCAGAACTGCGGAAGTCCTTGTGCGACCTTGTCCCGGTAGCCCGGGAGGCTTCTCCGGCAAGGGTGGCAGGTGACTTCCAAGCCCCGCTTACTGCGCTCGGTAGGCCAGCAGAGGCGCCCACACAGGCAGCACGGAACATTCGGGGTGCGCGGCACTCGGGCACCCCTTCTGACCTGCGGAGACGTCCTGTCCCTGTGGAGGGGGCTCCGTGTGTGAAAGCTTCCTATCCGGTGAGGTGAACCGGCCGGGGGCGGAGGGGCACCCTGCCCACCCCTTCGATCACCCGTTCGATCAGTCGAGCGAGCCGGACCGTCGAACGATCGGCGCGTAGTCGCGGTCGGACTTCGATCGGTTGCACCGGTTGTGCGCAGGAGCCAGGTTGCTG